TTCGTCTAGATGTGAAATCCCTTGGATTTCTTTTCCATTGCGACTACGATAATCTACTAAGCCATCTTTTACAATAGCGTTAAATCTCATGCCATCCATTTTAAGTTGGACCATTGCAGGCCACTTAATCTTTCCAAGTGTCTTCTCATCGGCTGGAGAACATAACATGCATGGGTATTCATGAATTAGTTTAGGCCAGATCTTATTTGCTGTAGATGCTGATGCACCGCAACGTAAATCTTTACCTATAACTAATTCAATAACTTTTGCAGTGGTTTCTGGTACATTACATAAAATATTACGTAAATGCTCTATACCAGCATTACCCGTCACTTTCCTCATAGACAACAGACTAAGTTGATTTAAAGCTTCAGGTAAACCAATATTGACGTTTTCAATTTGCTTGTATTGTGGAATCTTACGAATATAAAACTGGGTGAAGGGATCGTAAGCGAGACGAAAGACTTCTTTCAAAATATTATTCATACTGTTGGCTTTTAGGATAGCTTCCTTCTCCAATCGAGAAGGAGTAGCTTCAATATCCTTAAGAATTTGATATACCATCTTTAATCTTTCTAATCACTTCAGCGGAGTCTACATAGTCAGAGGTTAACATCAGCAATTTGTCCATCTGAAATTCAACCTTTTCCAATAGTATCTCTACATACGTCATGTATTCTTCTGGTAAATCTTCCAACCATGCTTTGAGTTCATTGTCACCCATTGATAGAATGAACTCAAAGTTATTTTGATCTTGGTCTTCCACGCTTTTTTTCCTTTACCTGCCTTGCAATGAAACCGTAATCTGCTGCAAGATCTGCAGTAATATTCTTGTATAGTTTATCTAACTTCTGGTCTTTAATAGCACATAGTACTTTTGCCTCAGATGGATGCACACTTTCCAATAGTTCGATAAACAATGCTTCGCGACGAAGTTGAGCCAATGGCTGAGACTTGGTGAAGATATACAACCTACGAAGTTCCTGATTAAAACTTGCAGGAGACATTCCAAGCGGGCCGTCATCCTTTTTAAATGGAGGATCACCTTCAGGCAATTCAAATTTTTGTTCTGGGATAAAGGCGTATTGGAACAAATATTTCAATGCGGGATTATCTCTAAACTCTGCTAATTTAGATGGGTCTTTGTTGACCGTATCTAAAATTTCTACTACATATTCTCTTGACATTTTAAAAATCCTCAATTTCATTTAGCAGCAAACGACACTTGTTTTTAATCAAGTAATTCATGATAGAATTCATGTCGCCTTGTGCTGGTTTTTCATATTCCGTAATGATAGAAGTTTTGACTTCCTCAGGTATATATTCAAAATCTACAAGGGTAGAATTGCGATGCCAGTTACGGCGTTCAGTATCATTTTGACAAGCATCAAATCCTTTATCCATAAACTCAGTTAAACGCTTAGAGCTTACTGATTTTTGGCGCTCTTCTATAATGAATACATCATCGGCAGACATAATATTAGGAACACCGTCACCGGAATCTCCCTTAACAATATGTTCAATCATCCATTCACGCAATTCTTTCTTTGACACTTTCATTTGCTTTTTAAGCATAGGACTGAACTGTGCTACATTGTCATACTTCTGCAATTGCTTAAAGTCTTTATCAGAAGAAATAATCATTACATTTTCGTGCTGACCGAACTCCTGAGTTTGAAGAGCTAATACTGCAATTACATCATCGGCTTCACACTTGTCTAGGCATACTACCTTATATGGAAAGTGCTGTCGTAAGTCATCACGAATCTCGCCCAAAGTGTCGAAGATAAATTTCCAATCTAAATCAGACTTGTCACGATTCTTTTTACGACTAGCTTTATAATTGGGAAAGAAATCTTTGCGCCAGTATCCACGTCCGTCAGATGCGATTACGATTTGTCCGTAATCCTTGGCATACTTTTTCTTGTATGACTTGATGGATGATAGAGCAATATGACGAATTAGATCTTTTTTCTTGGCGGCATCGTCAGTTTTCAGTTCACTTTGCATCGTCATGATAGATGCAAGACACACTTGGTTGAAGTCAATTAAAATCACGTTAAAATACCTTTACAATAATACATTCTTCATTCAAGCGACCATTCACTGCAGCTTCTTTAGTCGTTAGACTCTTAAATGCTGATGCAAGTGTTCGCTTGGTCATGGCGGCAAAGTCTTTGATTTGCTCCGGCTTGCGCATTGTTTTAGAACCAGAAGACGCAACATCATAGTTAACGATACTGGTACCTTTCACACTTAATGCTCCATCACCGAAAGCACGGTACACCATAGCTTTCTTATACTTTGTATTATACACTAATACTTCTTTTGCACCTACGATTTTCTCTGGACGCTCAGATACGATAGATAATTCATCGAATTGCTTCATGAACTTAACTTTTGCAGCCAAGACTGATGGTGGTTTCTCCTTACGAGCACGTGGTTTACGTGCTGATTTGGCAGCCACAGCACGTTGAGCGCATGCACCTTCAATCTCTTCAATTAGTTTACAGATCTTTTTGATCTTGACCTTTTTAATATTGGAGTAACCTTCAACTAGTTGCTTATCGGTTCCTTCAATAAGATCTTGAAGTTCATTCCAAAAGTTAACAAAGGCTGCTGGAATAAGTTTTGCAACAGGAGCACTAACGTTGTTAGCTTCTAGATATCCACTGAAGTTTGGTTGTTCATCAGATGTAATGAAATCATCGATCATTGCATTGAATTCAGCAATGTGCGAACTAGCGGCTTCCGCCATTCGATCTTGAATAGTCACTACAGGTTTTGCCGGTGCCGTATCCACAACAACAACTGCTCGTTTGGGGATAAATGAGCTCAATCGCTTGACTTCAGACTCTAGATAGTCGAGTTCACGATCCGCCAAGTACTGATCACGCATTTTCAAACGTGCAATAGTACCGGCAGATCGGAATTCTAGATCGCTGGCAACATTGGAAAACTTTGCAGCTTCCTTCTTGCCGACATACTCCATAAACCAACGGCGTTTTTCTTTGTTGTCATTTGATGCGTTGTAGAAATTCAAGGCACTCATCAGCGATTCAACGTAAGCATCCTTGTTAATAATAGGTTCATCTGATCCGTATCCATTGCCCAAGGCTTTAAGTTTCTCGCGCTTGTTCTTCAATGCAACTTCTTTTTTAGTCAACGCCATATGGTTCTCCAAATGAAAATAGGTACTCAGTATGGTACCTATTATACACTAATCGGGAATATTCGTACATATAGTACTAAAGTATTACTTTATTCCCCGGATTTAAGTTCCACCACCTCAGTATAGAGGGTCTCAAATTCCTCATGAGACTGTTGCTCATTCTGGAAATTCTGTTTGTGGTATGTACGTGCCATCTTAGAAAGGATTTTCTTAGAGATTTTAAACTGATCATTTAATTCAGCAATTGCTTCTTTTTGGAAGTCTTTTTCTGCATCAACACGAGTCATCGAGTTGGAGATTTCTTCCATGGCATCTTTAATTTTTTTGCGGTCTGCGGGTGAGCTAATCATATATTATCCAATATTAAATTCAATAGTTTTTACAGATTCGGCGTTGAATGAACGCCAACCGTTGTTTTCCAAATCAAATACACGAAATGCACTTCCTTCTTTAATTTCCTTTTCGCCGGAAGGATGCATAGTAACAGGAATCTTAGATAGATTTTTAGTACATTTCATTACACGAGTAGAACCATCTTTTTTGGTAAATGTAACTAATGTAGGTGTTTCTTCCATTAGTAATCCATTTAGCCAATCTCGGAATTCTTGGGTTTTTAAGAATTCTTGACGATTTTCAAATATATTATCGTTTTCAGTAATATCAATCATTAATAACCTCAACTTTCACTTTAACAATCTTCTGATCTCCATTTGAAGCTTTTGCGACAGCTTCAGTGGGATAGATTCTACATGTACGTTGATTGAGGGATCCCAAATCCGAGTATACAATATATCCAAATCGATATCCAATCTGGACCGATATAGTAGCTTCATCGGTAGTAGCTACTTTTGCTTTAAACAGTGCAGGCACTTGTCGTACTCCTTCCATATCACACCTCATTAACAAACATGATATCATTGTATCATAGTAAAGAATTATAATTTTTCGATTTTGAAGTTTTCACCACATCGGATACGTTCACTCATTTTTAACCGAGTGCCGGCATCTTTAGTTTTTTTTTCTTCTACTAACACCGGTTCCAGAATAGTCTCTAGAGTTGGTTCTATAGACTCTGGTTCCGGTTCCGTTGTAGTTTGAACTACTTCAGGAATAGACTGTTCTTTTTCTTTAGACCGCATTACCGTCTGATTGTATCCTATGAACATCAGTACAGCTAATGGATCAAATACTCCTACGATCATCAGTGTGACAATACGTACAGCCTTTTCTAAGAAGCTAGGATCAGTCTGTTCGCCGTAAATTAAGGCTGCGATGTACCTGATTGGTCCGATTTCCGCTTCGACCTTGCGCGCTTCTTGGGCAAGGGGGATTCGCTGGTTGGTGTACTCACTGACTTTGGCTTGCGCTTCCTCGATGGTTTTGTAGGCTGCGGCTCGTTCATCTCTTTGGGAGTCTCTTGCTTTAACTCCTTTTGTAACGGCACCGAGCTCGGTGTATTTTTCAATTTGTTGATCCAGTTGATCAAGCGTTGCACGAGCGTCATTAATAATCTCCCTTTGATACTTAATTTTTCCGTCAATCAGTTCTATCTTAGACAGAACATCACCAGTAATCATTCCCTGATCACTATGAGCCTTTGAAAGATATCCAAAGATTCCCATACTGGTCAAACACATCAATACGATAATGGCTGTGACAAAATAAGTTTTTAATAAAATTGAAGTCTCTTTCCAGTTTCTGTATAACCAAGAAGCGACAACAAGCTTCGATAATTCCAATGCGCCGCCCATAATTGCTATGGACATTGCAGCACCAGAAAAGATTGCCATCAACCCCATGATGGCGTAATATGCAGCAATCGTTGATAACGATACAGCCGACAAGAAAAGTAGAGTTGTCATAACTTTACGTGAGTCCTATGAATTCTGCACTGAATTTGGCCGTTATACCATTCAGCTGGTTTTTCTAATACTTCATAATGAAATTGAAGTTTAGCTTCTAGGTAAGTCATCGTACCTTTATTGATACAAAGATGCAATATTTCACGTGTAAAATTATTTTCCCCAAGTTCTGCAACATCTTTCTTGACATCATCCGAAGATGACCAATAGGTCTTCCAATCAGACGGTACCTTTTCTTTCTTCTTTTTTCCTTTAACTTGACGAGTCTTGCTAAACCAAAAAAGCTTCTTTCCAATGTAACGCCGATTGGTTGTCTTATTGACTATAAGATAAACGAATCCGATATTTTTTTCAATCAAGCCTTCATCAAATTCTACATCTTTATATAACCACATACTATACCCATTTTTGTTTAGATATAGTATTTATTCAAAGAGTTTCATCAACCCCCTAATAGTATTGAGGCGATGTATGATCAACTTAATCCTCTGAGTCCGACTCATCTTGGTCATAACGTTCATCTTCATAAATGTCTCCACCACAAAACGGGCAGTACGCAACCTCACTGGTTGCAATACCGCTTTGCTCTTTAAAAGTGATTTTGCCGTGGGCTCCACATGAATCACAATCAAAATGTCGTATCATTAGGCTTTCCCCCAAACATCATTCCATGTACCAGACAAAGCTCCCTTTGCGTAGTCAGTAACACGGTTCTCAAAGAAGTTGCCATGAACTGGCGCGTTAATCATTTCTTCAACCCATGGCAATGGATTCTTCTTACGTTTGAAGATACCTTTCATACCCATGGAGATCAAACGGCGGTCAGCAATATAACGGATATATTCCTTAACATCGTGTGCACTCAACTCTCGCATATCACTACTTGCGAATGATAAATCGATGAACTTATCTTCTAGTTCAACCATCTTTTCTGCAATGGAATAAATACGACCTTTGAGTTGGTCATTCCAAATCTCTGGATTTTCTTTAACATAAGTCTTAAACAATTGGATCATTGACTCTGCGTGCATAGTCTCATCAACAATAGACCACGTGACAATCTGACCCATACCCTTCATCACACCATGGCGAGGAAAGTTCAATAACATAATGAATGATGAGAATAATTGCATACCTTCAGTAAAGGCAGAGAATACCGCAATATGTTCAGCGGTAGATTGAATCGTACCGTTGTTGGATGATAACTCTAACACGTAATCGTGCTTGTCTTTCATTTCTTGGTATTCCAAGAATTCTTGATATGTTGACTCAGGCATTCCCAAGGTTTCAATCAAGTGAGAGTAAGCAGCAATGTGTAGTGCTTCACGGGCGGCAAAACCTGATAACATCATACGAACTTCAGGCTGTGGGAAGTACGGCAGATAGTTTTTAACATAACCACCAGCAACATCGATATCTCCCTGCGTGAAGAATCTAAAGATATTTGTAAGGAACAACTTCTCTTCAGCAGTTAGTTTCTTTTTCCAATCTTTGGAATCTTCCATCATTGGAACTTCTGTATGTAACCAATGTGCTTGTTCATGCTTCAACCACGCATCGTATGCCCAAGGATAGGCAAATGGTTTGAAGTAATTACGCTCGTCCGTGAGTCTAGTTTTAGATTTTACCATATTATTCTTTCAAGCCAAAAGCTTCTAGTAGTTGTGAACGAGTCATACCGTTACCAGTAATGCGACGTATTACTTTGTTATTGTTATCCAACAGAATCAAAGTAGGAACACTGCGAACACCACGGTTCACAACTTCATTACGGTTTTCTTCTTCATCGATATCGATTGCTTCAACCGGCCATGGCAAGTTCATCGTCTTTAAAGTTTCTCCCAATTGCTTACATGGTTGACACCATGATGCTTCGAATTTTAATAGTTTCATTATAGTTTTCCTGATGCTAATACGATTTTACAAATATGCTCTAATCTCTCTATGTGCTCATAAGCACGCCATGGCGAAGAATCAATGGCAACGACGCCGTGTCCTTTAATACCAATTATATCATATTCAATATTTCCGTTCCTATTAAGTCCGAGGTTTTCGAAACAGTTATCTGCCAACTCTTGACTAATAGGTGGAACATCTGGTACATTCTTTGCAACTCTTGTATATCTATTCAACTCTGGAAAGTCCTTGCAGACATTCGATAAATCGATTCCAGCATGCATAGCTGCAACACAATAGGTAGGATGAAAGTGCATCACTACACGAACATCCAAACCTTGTGGTAATTCTTTCTGTAAACCAAAATGAAGAGGAATCTCTCCACTAGGTTTTAAGTTCTTGCTAATATCAGTATATTCGGCTTCTTGCCAACAATATAATAACGACGCACTACCTACTCCACTATTGATACCAGCGATAATATCGATCTTTTTAAATTGATCTGGCTGTAGTGTTTGTTTACGTACACCGCTTGGTGTAATATAAAAATGATTTCGATCGTGATGGCGGATAGAGACGTTTCCATCCCTACTAGTAATCCAATTGCGCTTGTACGCTTCCATCATTGTGTCACATATAGTTTCTAACATATTTTTACCAATGTCTGATAACACCAGCCATGATGAACATATTTGTTACAACATAGCATAATATTATTAATGTTCTAATTAGAGCGATGGTATCAGCTTCTTGTACGTTCTTTCCTGATTTCTCACCAATCGCTCTTGCCCAAAGTCTCCAGAATTTCCTTAACCTTCGCAAGCGATACATACATCACCATCACCGGTTAATGCAGACAAGTCAAGTTCATTAATGACTTCTCGCTCAATACGTTTCGAAACTCTATCAGCTTTTGCAATTTTATCAGAACGACAATAGTACATAGTCTTCAAACCTTGCTTCCAAGCTTGGAAGTGGACTGCATGGATATACTTAATATGTGAGTCAGGTCTAAAGAACACATTCAAAGATTGTGCTTGATCGATATATTCTTGGCGATCTGCTGCATGTTGAATAACCCACTGCTGATTGATTTCCATACCAGTCTTATATACATCTTTATCCCAATCGTTCATCCATGCTAAATGCTGAACTGAACCATCATGAGCAATGATAGAAGACCACTGTTCTTGAGCCCAAGCATCTGGATGATTTTCTGCTTCCTTTTGAATGATCTTATCTAGATGGCGATTCTTATTTAGCGAAGAACCCGATAGAGTGTCTTGGCGATAAGCATTGGCGCGATAAGGTTCAATAGAAGGGCTAGTATTGCCCATGATAATGGAAGAAGAAGCATTGGGAGCAATAGCCATGAGATGACTAAAACGATTACCAGTACCCTCTGCATCTGGAGCTTCACCTCTCTCCATCCCCAATAATTTATTAGCCTCATCTAAGTGCTTCCTCACATGTGAAAATATTTTCTTGTTCAATCCAACCGCCATTGGGTTTTCCCATGGTAGATTCTGTTTTTGCAAT